CTGATCGGGATGATCTTTCATAAAAGGTCGCGTAACGAGAGGACCTACAAAGAATGTGAGAATAGAATAAAAAATCATAATACCGATCGTAGTCGGACTAGAGAGATGAACCATTTATATATATATATTATAATAGATATTATTTATTCATAAAAATCTCGGAATAAATCGTCAACGCACTCAACATCTTTTAACTTTGAGCCGTTAGCGTCTCTTACATCCTTAATATGAATTAATTTCTTTGTATTCCCACTGGGATATTTCTTCCTCGTTGTATAAATTGGTCTTATATCAAACATCGTTTCTAAGAATTTATAAATATTTAATGTATGTTGGTCTCCAGCGTAATATATGATATATTGAGGCGTCCTAAAATTATTTTGACCTTGAATAGGACATCTTTTGGGAGTTTGTTTATTTGTGTCAAAGTTTATGAACATGCGACATATCGCATAGAAATCTGTAAATACCAGAGTATAATCAATATCTTCTAACGAATTATAATTTTGTATGAATGTTTCCAATAAATCTTTTGGAAAATTAACATTTCGGATACATTTTTGATATTCTTTTTGTATCAATATTCTCCTTTCATCTAAGAGGGTTTTATCGGCTACTTCTTCTCTGAATGAATTTTCTTTAAATTTTTCTTTTAGTACTACATTGAATTTGTTATCTATTTTTTTTAATATATGAGGTGATATCATCTTGGTAAATCCTAAAATATATAGGACCATATCTCTATTACTAAATTCTCTACTAAAAATATCGTGTTGTTCGGGATATTTCATAAATAATTCATCATACGGATTACTTTTAAAAGGTGTATTGGGAGACTGCTTAGCGTCTCTACTGGGTTTGAACCTTAAGTCCCAATTTTGATATCTTAAATTATCATAATCACATTTTCTATCTTTTAAATTATGAATTGGACACCCACCAAACTCGTCTCTTATAGCGTTCAATGGGCTTTTATGCTTCTGTAATTTTTTTCCTTGGGCTTGGCCATGATAGATAGCATTTTCAGAAAATATATCTATACAATGGGGTGATTTTCTTACTATTTTTTTGATTAGCGTGGGAATCTCAATTTTTTCGGGTGAAATGTGATGAATATATTGCGTATGCATATCACCGAATAATAAAAAATGTTTCATTACATTATTCACTTTAAATTTGTAATAATGCATTGATATTGGTCCTCCGATAATGACTTCATTTAGCACGCTTAACTTTTTGCCGGTTGGTCCTTCTTTATTGACGCATCTCTCTGTTTCGGGATTATAAATATATCCGGGTTTACATCTATATTTAAAATCAATAACTTTATCCTCGTCTAGTTCCCGATCTATAATACACCGTCCGGTTGTAGGATTTAATATTTTACCAGGCGGACATGTTTTCTTTTTCTTTTTCTTTTTATTCGTTTTGAGTTTGTTGATACAACGATTAGTCTTAGGATTTAATATTTTACCTTTGCTACATTTCTTCTTCTTAGTCATCTTGGTAGTCTTACGTCGGCATCTCTTTTGCTTTGTAGAATTATTTACTTCACAATCTGTAGATGCTTCTTTTACACTAGATACCCTCTTACATCTACTTGTTTTAGGATTTTGACCGCAGAGCATATCTATATATAGATATTATTTAATATATTTACATAATTTCATATTTTGATATTTGATAAAAGTGTCTATATCATCGATAGCGCTATTATCTCTCCAGGCTATTTTATTACCCTTTTCATTAATCAGTGGTCTTGACTCATCATATCGCTTAAATGCTAGATATCCATCATTATCTAGGCGTCTAAAATGCACTCCACAATAATCATCTTTTACTTTACGATAAGAACATCGACCATCCAACTTTCTTTTACCCATTATACGAGCACAACATCTTTCGCTATCGGGTAAATCTATTTTTTTTTTATTTTTTTCTTTAAAGATGTTATGAGGTATATCACGACTTATTTTATTATCAATTTGTTCTTCTAAATTTTCAATATCATATTCACTTAAATCATCAAGGAGATCGTTTTTTAACTTAAGTTTCAATAAATCAATAATATCCATAGAATATAGAATATAATTAATCAAATGGTAAACAGAAATCAAATTTATTTTTATCTCTTACTTCATCTATCATTTTATTAACTATATCACCAACTATGCGTAAATTATTTAGATCGTTTATATAATCGTCTATATTTTGTTCAATATATGATAAATTAAACTCTGATAAATAAATAGTAGGATGTTTAATACTAATCGCCTGTTTTAATTTATCTAAATAATCTACATCAGGACTTAACTTTTCTACTTTCACTTCAGATAAATGTATTGGATTCGCGATTAATCTTAATTCTGCTAGGTCCATGGTAATATATGTATCTTGGGATAATTATTATCATTTATGGACATAAAATTTAAAACTATATATTCATGCTTATTATTAAATATATTATCCGTTTTATCATTTCTTATAACCTCGATGTATGGATTATCTCTATCTCTTATGAATGATTTATATTTATCAGATAAATAAGAATTTAAACTTAATATATCAGGGTTCAGTATAACTGTATATTTATTATCATTCAAGATCATATTTTTCTCTATTTTAAAGAATAGACCATTCACTCTAACATCTTTTATCTCATAAAAGATACGATCTTTATAAAATTTTATATCCTTTAAAGATACATATTTAATATCATTTAAAATTACTTTCATTATCTAATAAGAGAGTTAAATTATATTATGAATTATAAACTTGTCTTGGAAAAAGCATTAGCAACATATGATCAACCTAATTTAATATTATATGGAAATCATACTATAAATAAATTGAATATTTTAAAAGAATATTTAAAAATCAATGAATATCAACTAACGGAAGCGATACAAAATGATATCTCATATTTATCGAGTAATACTCTTAAATTATTTGATATGTCTCTAATTAAGAAATCTAAAATTTCCTCATTTTTCACTATAATATCTGAGATAGTAAAATGTAAAAATTATTACATTAATAATAATCGGATTTTAATATTATATAATTTTAATCATATATATAGAGAGATACAGGACAGGTTTAGAGTCATTTTTGAAAAATATAGAAAAAATACAGTGTTTATAATTATAACTGATAATATTAATAGTGTTAGCACCCCTATAATTAGTCGGTTCCTATCCATAAGAATAACCGATATTCATAGAAATAAAAAAATAGCTTTATGTTATCCCATCATCAAAAACTTAACTTATGATAAAAGATGTATCGTCTATGATAAAATATACCAATTATCGGATGAAAAAAACATATTAAATTATGGTAAACAAAATTATGGTTTACTGAACAATTATGATGATATTATAAAATATATTTATCTATCTATCAAAAATATGAAGAGTTTAGATTTATCTTTAATAAAAGATTATGCTTACATGATTGAAAAATATCATGTTAAATATTTTCATAGTGAAATATTGAAAATAATGATAGACGACATAACTATGCACGAATATCAAGATATAATAAAGATAATTGCTAATTGTGAAATGAGATATAAAAAATCATTTAATCGTATTTTATCGAATGAATTTTTATTAATGTTTATTTATGAAAAGACGAGAAAATATCTTAACGAGAAGAAAGGAAGTAAATCGAAACAAGGAAGAATAAGTTCATGTCCTTAGAGAAGCAACACGAATAAAGTAAAACCAACCATAAGAATAGTCTAACGAAAACATTAGACATAACCGATTTAACCGGGCTCAATACCGGACCAAGCACAGAGTTTAGCTTAGAATTAAGCGTCGGTCCCATTACTTCAGTGGGAGCCCAATTAATAAGAATCAGAGCAACTAAAAGCATCTGAATCGGATCACGCTGTTTATTTACGAAAGCACCAAAATTTCTAACAATATCAACCATTTATTTTTATACACTCTTAAAATATTTTAATTTTAAAGAAATTATTTAAAATAGATTCTATGAATTAACCTAATCTGATTTTAACCTAATTATGAATTATTACGAAATTTTAGAAATACCCAATAATTCAAATACAAAATCTATAAAAAAACATTACTATAGTTTATCTAAAAAATATCATCCGGATAAAAATAAAGGATACACCGATGAAAAATTCAAAGAATTGTCTGAAGCATATTCTACTCTTTCAAATCCTAAAAAAAGATATCTTTATGATCTTAAATTATTATTCAATGAAAATTTAGGTTCAGAATTTACGTTAACTTTCTCTGATATAGAACTAGAAATATTACATGATTATTATCTGCGTTTATCAAATAGTTGTGAATTTAGATTACTTAAATTATTATTTAAAAATCTCCCTCATAAATTTAAAAAGAAATATAATAAATGTATTAACTCTAAATCGTTAATATCTATATCCGATTTTAAATTTATAGATGTTAGAGATTTAAATGAATCATTTGATATTCACTTAAACCGTTCATTAAAAGATGTCTATAAGAACTGTTTTAAGGAATTAATTATACAGACTAAATATTTCACTTATGATATCTTTATCACTCATAGTGACTATTCATTGATTATTCCCTTAAATCCTAAAAGTAAGTTGAATATGTTGAATATGTTGAATATAAATATTCAAACTATCTTACCCGATAAATATACACTGAATGGCTCAGATTTATATTATAATCACAGGATAAATCTATATGAATATTATTTTCAAGATTTATTCCCTATCACCTTACCGAATGATTTAAGTATTAATTTAAAAAATACTCAGGATTTCAATCATTCAGTAAGAATTCCCTATTTAGGATTAAAAGATGGATCTATAAGAGGCGATCTCTATATTTACAAAGAATTAGATTTAACAATCAATGATAAGAATCATTATCGTGAAATACTAAAAGAAATATTTAGTTAATAGATTAATAATGGATAATCATAAAATAGATACTTTAATCCTTTCGGGTGGCGGACCATCGGGTATCGCGTACGTCGGTATCTTCAAAGCATTAACAGAATATGCTACTATTGATAAATCTGAATTAAAGGAGATTATAACAACATCAGTTGGTATAATATTCTCCACATTGTACCTCCTTGATTATACTCTTTTACAGATTGAGAAAATAGTTTTAGAATACGATCTGAATAAATTATTAAATATGGATGATTTAGAAATAGATGATTTATTAGTCAAGTTTGGTTTCTTTAGTAATAAACCGATAGGTGATGGTATCTCAAGTTTTATAAGACATAAAACTGATAAAAATGATCTAACTTTAAAAGAATTATATAATCGCTGTAAGATAAAATTAACCGTAAAAGTTTACAACGTAGATCTAGGTAAAACAGAATATTTTAATTATTTAAATTACCCCGAGATAAGTATGATTCAATTATCCATGATGACTACCGCGATACCTTATATGTTTCAACCTGTAAAATATAAAGAACATCTTTATGTAGACGGAGGATTAAAAGGACATTTTCCGAAAGAAGCATGCACATCAAAAAACTATCTCGGTTTAAATGTTAAAGGAGGGACAACCAATCCTAGTAATTTTGAGTTAGTAAAGATGTTACCTATATTAGGATATACTATCAATTTAATGAACGATAAGGGTATTATAGATCCTAATGATACTAAAATATTTACGTATCATATCAATGGTGGCATGAATTTCTCCTTGGATTTTAAAGAGAAACAAATAATGATAGAAAAAGGATATAATATGACCATTGATTATCTAAAAAAATTATAAATACTAATTAAAATATTTTAAAAGTGTATATAATGGCTGAAGAATACACAGTTGAACGATATATTATACCAGAATGGTTAATAAATAGAACACATATTCGGGACGGTATAAGCATAACATTAAGAGATAATGATACAGGGGAGATAACAGTATTAACAGTTACGGATTGTAAAATATTCCCATATAAGGTGGGTGCCAACGCCATGGACTGGAACGCCGACGAGGTGGCGGGCTGGCTCGGGCGCATCGGCCTCGGCCAGTACATCGCGAGCTTCGCTACGAGTGCCGTCGACGGCGCGGCCCTGGTGGATAACATC